TGTACTTTTTTAAGAAGAATGGTATTGTCGCGTAGCCTTCTCTTTTTTTTACTCACCCACATATCTTTTTTACAGAGTGGGCATTTCTCAATGATGCAGTCTTCTTGATCGTCAGGATGAGTAGGTTGAGCATCAACTGGAATACAGCCAATTAATAATGTTTCACCTGACAAATCAATCTTCTTTGTCATGCTCATCCCTTTCGCTTGTGCTGCGAACTAATTCATGGCGCTCTAGATAATTCAGAACGTCTGATTTTCTGTACAAAATTCGCCCACCAATTTTACGGTAAGGAATTCCTGCGCCGCGCCACCTATCGCACTCAAGAGTTTTTTTACTTTTACTTATAACGGGCGCCACTGTTTCTTGATTAAAGAATGCCTCCATAGATGAATTCCAAAATATATCTATCAGCTCTACAGCGCTTTTTTTATGCTTTTGAGTTTTTTTAAACTCCGGAATAGACGTCATGGGAAATTCCGGCAAGTCTGGAAATTCCGGCAATTCCGGCAATTCCATCCAATGCGTCACGAGACACACATCGGCTCGAAGTTTAAATGATGAATAAGGCAAGTATATATCCCAGCCTTCGTTGCATAAATAACCCATAGAAATATTTCTTAAATTGCCTTGCATGACCCAATGAAATAATACTTTTTGAAGTTTTCGAGGCAATCTTTCTTTTACGCTAATCCAAGTCATCTTCTATACATCCCGCTTTTACCCATTCAACAGCCTTCTTGTGACCTTCTTCTGCTTCCTCCCAAGTTGAATAACGATCCATATAGATATCTGAATGATTTTCATTAAAGACCATGGTTTCGAAAATCAAAGGAATTGTGCTTTTTATATCATGATTATGATTAAGACCTAAAAATACTGTAGAAACTCTTTTTCCTTCAATATCTTCGTCCGCAAGGCTTCTATTTTCCCGATCAAACAACTCACTCCAAGTATCACGGGAACATGGAATAGCCCTTTTATTCTCATCTAACCAGTAATATTCAAATCTTTTTGGAAACTGTTCGACACTCATTCTAATTCCCTCGAATTCGTGGGTTTTAATCACCGCATATCATAGTCTTAAGCTGTTCTTTTGCAACTCCTAGCCTATGCTGCCCCTCTTCGCAGCCGGAAACTATTTTGGTTTTCCAGTCTATGTACCATTCACCAATTTGCCAGCAAATGTAATCTATTTGTTCGCGAGTGAAAGAGGATTGAATTTTAGTTTGCTTTTCATGATATTCCTTAATGTCAGGAAATGAAGTTTCTATTATATTAATCGCAGTGGTTAACTCATCTATGGCCTTAACAATTTCTATGGCGTTAACAATTTCTGTTTTTGTAACAAAAGTTGTTCCCTCCATAAGAAGATTATGAAAGTTCTTGCTTCGCGTTAGGGCTTCCTTATAGCAATGATAGATTGAGGCATTCATTCTTTATTTCCTTATAAGAAAAATTTTGTGACCAACAAGCTGCCAAATAATGTAAGCATTATTCCAACATTCCATTTAAAATGAGAATCTATTTTATTTTCTAGATGCTCAAAACGCTTATCTATAGATGCGGCTATTTTTTCTAGAAGTCTGATTCGCACTTCATGATCTACATACTCTTCGTTTGTCATTCTATTCTCTCCTCGTTCAATTTTTCACATTATGCCTTTTTTTATGCTTCTATGCCTTATTTGTAATCATTTAATACAATAAGTACTGCAATTATACCAAAAATCGGTATTATTTTTAATCAATTTGTGAGGCATCGATTTTAAATACTTGAATCGAATATTAACATAAAAATTTTTTTTATTTTCCAATAACTTACAACTTTTTTTAAATATTGGGTCTGATTATCGTGCTAATTGCGCTTTTATAGCTGGTTTTTGATATAATCAGATATTTGTGGGTTTAAAATGCAGTTAATTTGTAACAAGCATGGAATATCGGAGCATCGCCTATATATAAAAAAATGGAAGTGTAAAAAGTGCGAATATGTTTATAGCAGAAGATATTTAGAGAATGTCAAATTACGCGCCATTAAATATGGCGGCGGCGAGTGCCAAAAATGCGGGTATGATACATGCTGGCGTGCGTTACATTTTCATCATATTAATCCCGAAGAAAAAGAATTTGCTATTTTTGAATCAAGAGCTGGGCGCAAAAGGGTAAGAAATTGGGAAAAATTAAAACTTGAAATAAATAAATGTATTTTGCTTTGTTCTAATTGTCATACAGAATTACATGCTAACGATGAAAAGAAGACGTATGCAGAATTTAACTTAAATTTAAGTAGGCTTGAAATAGAATTATATAACAAATCAATTATCTCTGGAAAAAGAAGCGCAGATGAAGTCTTTAATCAGATATTAACTATTAAGAAAATAATTAACGTATAGTTTCCATGATAGACACGCTGAAAATTTCGATGTGTCTATCATTATCTGAACCATTTTCCCGACGCCAAGAAAATGGTATCCTCACGCTTTCGGCAGGAAGCGATCAAATGCATACACAATTCGAAGAAGAGTTAAAGCGAGATGTAGAAGACATAAAAAAAGCAGTTGAAACTTATAGCGCTTATATGTGCATTATCGAAGAAGGTCTCAAATCTGTGTTTAAGCTTATTAAAATCAGTTGCGGTGTTTCTACGCTCTGGATATTTCTTTATGTTGTTTACCAAATATATAAATATTAAAAAACAGGCGCATTATTCCATTCATCCTCATTAACCATTAAGTCAGAAAATCCGTTTGATGTTAAAGAAGAAGTATTTCTTTCAATTTTAGAATTTCCTAAATTGACATACGAACTTTCAGTGCCGTTCGTGTCTCCTTCTTTTGGAGAATTCGTTTCAGTGGGTGATGGTTCGCCTTCTTTATGATTATTTTTTTCTTCTGTCAGTTTTGTCAGTCCCAATCCTATTGTTGAGAGCGATCGAACAACAAAGCTTATTGCATTCAATATGGGGTCTAAAATCATTGACGCCAGAAGGTAAAACATTTCCGAAGCAAAGTAGAATGTGTTTTTCAAATGCATGTAGCTTTGATCAAAATCAAAAAATATTGCATAACAGATTGTAGCCAAACCGTTTACAAATGCTTGGTAGAAAGACCAGGAAGCTAATCCGATACAAATAAATGGCTTTAGGAATATTCCTAGCAATTGCAATCCGAACTCAGAGAAAGAATGAAAATTAGGATAATAGTTAATTGGCCATCGAGCGCTGTTTGTTTCATTTAGATTGGTCTGATAAATCTTGCAAACTTGATAAACGTTAATTTTATCCTTGCGCATTGTGTTGTAACTTTGATTAAAGAACTTAAACATAATAATTTACGCTCCTTGTTGGTTTCATATCATTCCCTGATATATCAATACTATAACACATAGAGTGACAATTGGCCGGAATTGCACCGACTAACGGGAAGCCTTAGAGTACTGTGTTAACTAGCATGGAGATACTCTATAAATAGAGCAAGTCTTCTATCGCGATTCAGCCCCTCCCATTCTAAGCCTTAGTACTACCGAGCGTTTCGCTGTCAACGCCGCAATTGTCATATATTGTTTTTGTAATAGATTTCGTGTATTTGAAGAGCTGCTGCTCTCCAGATATCCTTTAGCTCTTTATAGATGTTCTGTTTATCAATGTCTGTTGAAACAATGTTATTTAATAAATTAGAAAGTTGCCCCATTGTAGTACCCATGAGAAATGCTGTCTTTTCTCCGCGTACAACCATTTTTTGGATTTCTTCGTCAGTCATGATTTTCTATCCATTGTTTTAAACACTCGAACCCACAAAATTGTTTTTGTTGGCGCAATATCGGTTCAATATTCATTAAATATGATACGTTAGCTTTTTTTTCTTTTGCAGCAGTTCCTAATGTTAAATACCACTCCATATAATTATTGGTATAAGTTAAATCTGCTTGGCAGTTATCACAGGTTATTTTTTTCGATATCATAATTTATTTTTCTATTCTCTCTGTTAAATAATAAATCGATATTTCTTTTTCGAATAAAAATGTATTATTGCATTCCGAACACCTATGCGCTCCATTATTAGGCCATTCAAAACAATCTGAAAATTCATACTCGCAATAGGGACAGATAAAATTGTCTTTATTGAAAATGTTATTTAATGTCATTTGCTTTTCTTTTCTTCGTCGTAACTTTCCTTAAATTTTATTATCACCTTAGCCAAAGTATTTCTAATTAAGAATTTTGTTAAATCATCAACAAGCTCAGGTGCTTGATCTTCCATTTTATAAGCAACAATCACATTCGCAAACATCTCTTCAAAAAAACCACATAACAAAGATGTTGCAAGAGTGAATTGCATTCTTTCATCGCTAGGAACATCTTTGTAAATTGATTCTACGCATCCCTCGAATGCATCCACAAGCATCTTTTTATTTTTCTGTTGTAATGGCGTGTGCTTTTCAAAAAGTCCTTCATCATTCATAGTTACCCTTATTTTAGTGGATCCGCAGATTGGACTTTCACCAATACCCTTAATTTAGATAGTTAATGCTCTAATATTTAAGCTACTGCGGAATTATTCATTGTTAGCCTTCTGGCAATTTATCTTTGTTAGCGCATCCTTCCATTTGTCACAGTATTTATTGAATAAACGGTCTTTCATTAAATGATGCAACCCCCATTCATATTCTGGTTTATCAGAAAGAATATATCGCTCATATTTTTCCAATAAGTAATCTGGTGAAAAATCCATTATTATTTCCCACACAGCAAAATAAGACTCACCTAACAGAATAATTAGAAAAGCAAGAATATTTTTTACTTTATCGGCGTCAGTCATTTAGTTCTCACTATTAAAAACCTGAACCGGTTCTTTTTTTATATTTACATAGGGCTGTAGCCATAGATCAATATCCATAATAGATTTCCAGTAAATTTGATGCGCTCTATTTCCAGAAATTGGAATATCTTTAGTTTTTATATCTCCATACTTAATTATTTGACCAATACTTCTGAAAGAATGCTTAATTCCATCGATATGGCCATGTTTCAATTTTAAAGCGAGCGCCCCCCTTTTCGTAAGCCTCTTTTCATGGGATTCAATAAATGATAATTGATTGCATGCTTTGACAATTGATTCATAAAAAACTTTTTTAATTACTTTTTCAGTCATCATCACAAGAGCTTATCCCAAAATTTATACCTTTTTACATAATTTTTGCATTGGGAGCAATACCCTCCGTAAAACACGACATGTGTTTGGGAATGCCTTTTTATCAGCGGCTTTTCATAGATGGGATATTCAACGAGAATTCTATGTCCAAAGATTAGGCATTTTAGTTTCATGATATTATCGATTTTGGACATGGAATGTTAGGGGAATGCATGCCATTACAAACAATGCAGTTCATCACAGTGCATCGATGAGTAGGTCTTTGTGAAACTTCGTAGGTTTCCTTACAGAACTCACAGAATGTTAAGCCGCCGCTTCCGAACTTGGGCCAGTGTGAAGCGATAGAATTAAAAGTACTTGCAGAGTCAAGTTTACAAGAACAAGATGCTTTCCATGGCGCGTTTATTATATGACATCGTGGACATTCCCAGGCTTCCGTCATATTTAATCCGTATCTGCATCAAATAAAAATTGCTCTAATTCCAAAAGAGCGTCCTTATATCCCAAACAATAACCACATTCAAAGCCATCTGGTTTTTTAGCTACAAGCTCAGGAAGCTTTTTAGACATTCTTTCCAACCCTTCCTGAATCCAATCGAATACACTATGCATACAATATCCTTATTGTAGATGCCCCATTCTGTGCCCTACTGGGGCGATAGGCTCATTTCAATTGGTTCGGATCAAGGAGTGTCCAATTGAAGCGCACAAAGGGCTTAACACTCTTTTTTGTTTTTTTCATCCAATTCACGTCGTCGTTTCATGACGTCTTCATGAATAACTGGATTATTCGTTTGCTGTTCTTTATTGTCACCAAACTTTTTGGGCTTTAATTTCCCAGCATGCCATTTCCATGTATCAGTTTTTAGTCGAAGCATAGGAACATCGACTCTCATTTCGCCTTTTTCATCTATATATCGATGGGGTTCATTCATCAATTCTTGCATATATTCGACGACCACTTCGGTTTGGTCTTCCTTAGCTTTTGTGTATTTGTGGCGAAACTCTTCATGAACTCGTCGCCATGTAAATATAGTTGCTCTATCAGGCCAATGAGGATTTCTATCGACTAAATGGCACAATCCAAGCTCTGAAGAAGCGATAGCTTCGCAAATTTCATCGCCCAATTCAATAGTATATTTTGTTGGTCTTCCGCCTTTATTTTTTGCACCGGTTGAAGTCATCCTTTACCTCAATTTTTATCATAAGCCTTATCAAACATTCTAACAGCTTCTTCACGGCTCATTGAAGGATTAATTGCCATGATATCTTTAATCGCTGCTTTATATGACTTCGATTTTCTATCCACTTTTTCTAATGGTTTAGGTTCTTCGTAGCTTGGTTCGGAACATAATTCGCAATCCGTCATCATCATACCAAGCCCTAAATAAGTCCCCGTTCCATAACATCTGATACATGGTTTTTGCATTGACAGTCCTTTGTTTTTTTAAATTCTATCATAGATTTAAAATTTAAAAAGGACAACTTTAGTTTATTTACATAAAATAGGTTGACATTATTAAACTTAGTTGTCATAATAAACCTGTAATGCAATCTTAGTGATTTTATTTAATAGGAGATATTTTATGAACTTTGCAGATTTAACTGATACAGTATTTAGGTTTTCTATTGTTAACTCGGAGACACCTAACGATTTATGGAAATACGATTTATTAGCTTGCGCTTATGACAGCCCTAATTTTCGTCATTTATGCGACAAAGAGATAAATCATTTGAAACAAAATTGCGAAAGGATTTTGCAAGCCATACAAGATTTACAAGGAGCGTAACATGATGGATTTATGGCATGGTGACGAACCAGAAATAGAGGCTGATTATCGCAGATTACAAGATGCTTACCAGCTTGAACATGCAGATGATTGGAAATATGACTTTACGGACGAAGAGGAATAAAACATGGAACAAATTAATCGTTTATCCAATGTAATTTGGGATTACATGAAAGATAAGAAAAATTGCGGCGTCAGTATATCGGTAGTCGATAAGTTAATCCGCGTACATGTCAAAAAAGGTAGGCATGTAAAACAATTTATCGGCTTTACTGCATCGTCAATGGTTCATGACCTAGCAACGTATTTGCAAGCCTTGTAACTTCCTTTACCCATCGGGTTTGCAAAACGGGGGCCGGTATTTTATGCCGGTCTCCACCTTTTCTGGTTCGCTTTTAATCTGACGAATTAAAAATTGCTCTTGCTCGAGAGTTAAGGTCTTACCATTTGCATAGTCAGGCATTCCAGATTGCTTCCAGGCTTCAATATGAGCCTCTAGAGATGCGATCGGCAATAACCCCTTCATCATGTCCAATTTGTCCTCTTCGTTCAATAGACGCAAGCTAACGCGGTTTGGCGCGACTCCTAACTTAACCGAGGAATGTAGCAATTGCTTGCGGCATTCTTCTTTGCTGTATTTGAATTTGGTTTCCACATTGCATATCCTTTGCACGGTTTAACAAGTTAACGGCTAGTTTTCTTCGCTCTTCATTCGGAAAGCATGCTTCAATGTTCATTCCGTATTTCAGTGCGTGGTTATAGTCATACATCAATTCCCGCTCTTCTTCTGTAAAAGGGCTGAAAATGGCTGTTGTGGCTGTTTGTGCCCTTTTTTTCTGTGGGAAGTTTTCTGGTCTTTCATTCCTTAGCCATTTTTTGAAGCGTTGAGAACCTACACACAATCCCTTTGCATGATAGTGCTCTTGTGCTGCTTTCATGATTTCTACGATTGTAACTTCTCGCTCTGAAAACCTCTGATGAAAGATTGCTTGGTTCTCTGGGTCGTTCAAAGCTTCTGTTTCGATTTCTTCTTCCTTCTTGGTTTCGACTGCTTGATTCAAGGCTTGAAGTTCTTGTTTTTTGTAGTCTTCGAAAAAGGTATTTGAAGTCGGCGCTATATATACATTATTTTCTTTATTTATATTCTTATTATTATGTTCCGCTGCACCGGAAGTTGAACTTCCGCTCGGCCGGAAGTCGTTTTCCGCTCCAGCGGAATTCGGTATATTATTTGTACTAGAGTCCGCTTCAGCGGATGGGTCTTTATTTTCACCACAATCTGTTTCAATCTTCTTCTCGGGTTGAATAAAGTATCTGCGGCCGTTGATTTTTTTTCGCGATAATAGGTTATGTTTTTCAAAGAATGTAAATGCCTCGTAAATTTGAGAAACGCCAAGTTGCGTTCTTTCGCACAAAGACTCATTCGATAAAAAACAATCTTGGCGATGGTTCCAAAATTGAAAGATAGTTTCATAAACTTTAAGAAAACCTAAAGTCATTCCTGGCAGATTTAAGACATGGGATGGAACGATAAAAAACGCTGCATTATATGTGTTGTTATTATGGGCAAGCATGTTTATAATTACCTATGTATGGACACATTGCCGTGTTCACCAAATCAAGGTGTCCGGTTTTGAAAAGCTCGAATGAAAACTTTGGTCGGTCAGCATTCAAGCGCTTGTGTAAAGTTCCCAGAAGGCGGGAACAAGAAGTACCCGCCTTAGTTAACTCTCCAGAATTATGCCCTAAGCTAATCTCTTAATAAAGCAGAAAAAATCACTTGTCGGATTTATTTTTGAAAAGGAACTGGATTGACTCGACGATTTTAGGGGTTATTTCATCGATAAAATCAGAGTTCACGGTTTGATATAAATAACTTGAAAGATTGAAGCGAATTATTTTTGACAATACATCTGGGTCAATGTTTACTTCCATTTTAAAATCTGGAGAAAGAGTTGCAGTCGTTCCAGCCGGTATTGGAAAAGAATTGATAACATTGCTATCGGTCATTTTAACTTCCTTGTTTTGATTTTAAATAGACTTCGTAATCATCGTACACTTCCTTCATGTCGTGTTTGACGTTCTCTCCGAGACGACGAAGGAATAAATCAACAACAGCGTTTTTGTCATCAAAGAGCGTCAACGGATGAATCATTTTCGCAATTACATATGAAAGTACACCAACAAGATAGAACATCATGCCCATAGGATTAATTTCCTTATCAAATAACTTCGTCTCTTCGAAATATGCATCTAGAATAGCCTGCCTAATTCTAGTTACGGAATCGGTATAAGCATCTTTATTTTCTACCATATCACTAAAATTTAATTTTCCTGTCATTTATTTTCCTTATCAGCTTTTAAATTACCATTAGTGATTACTTGAATTTGACACTGCTTATCAAAAGGGATTTGGTTTTTTTTCTTCCATTTTCCAACGGCTTGTTTACTTATCTGCAAGGCTTGAGCAACGCGTGTCATATTGTAATCATAATACGCCATCACCTCTGCAAAAGTCATATTCACTCCGTTAATTAAAAATAGGTTGACAAAATATAACAAAGTTGTCATTATAACGCAAGTCATGTAACAGGATGTTGCAAAATGAACAGGATTTGTCGTGGCTTTTTTATGAAATATGAGCGATTTTATGCAATAGGAGAGATTTTATGATTACAGATAAACAACGTGAAGAACGTAAACTTGGAATCGGCGGCTCAGATATGCCGATTATTTTAGGGCTGTCTAGTTATAAAACGCCCTATCAGCTTTATTTAGAGAAAACAGGGCTTGAAGAGCCAAAGCAAGAAGAAAGCCAGTTTCAATATTGGGGAAACCAACTTGAAGAAATCGTCAGAAATGAATTTTCAAAACGAAACGGCTTTGAAATTATGCTTCCAGACACACAAATTCATCCGCTATTCGATTTTATGCGCGCCAATGTAGATGGATATATCCAATCGGAGAACGCAGTTCTGGAAGTGAAGTGTGCGTCTTCTTTCATGGCTTATGAATGGGGTGAGGATGGCTCCGACGTTATCCCTATGCAATATCTCGTGCAGGTTGCGCATTACTGCTCAGTACTTAACGCTAGTAAAGCATATATTGCCGTACTGATTGGCGGCAATGATTACAGAGAGTTTCTGTACGAACGAGATTTGGAACTTGAAGGACATATTATTGAGAAAGCCAAAGAGTTCTGGGCATGCGTGCAAAACAAAACGCCGCCTGAACCAATAAATCAAATTGATTTAAAATTAATGTTCCCAAGGCATGCTGAGGAAAAAATGGTGACAGTTAACGGTGAAATCAAAGAGCAATTAACAGAAATCATAAACAATCGTTTTCAAATTAAGAAGCTATCAGACGTTGAGGACAAGTATAAATTTAACATCATGCAGTTTATGAAAGATGCAGAATGCTTAATTGATGAAGAAGGCAAGCCGATTGTTTCTTGGAAGGCTAACAAAAATGGCTCACGAGTATTCCGAGTTAAGGAGTCAGCATGATTAATTATTGGTATGACATTATTGTCGAGGATTGCATGGATAAAGCATTTTATAAGGCAGTAATCTATGCAAACTCAGATGAATTGTTTGTTACAGACGGCTACTTGTCTAGTAAGGATGCGCAGTTAGCCGCAACTTTTTATATTGTAGGTTATAAAGATGCACGAGGTGAGTATGAGTAACGAATTATCGACTATCAACTTAAGCACAAACTTAAATATGTGGGATGATGGTAAAAAGCTCGAGGAAATTCGTAAGCTATTCGCACCAAATCTCACAGAAATGGAGTTTCAGTTCTTCGTAGGACTTGGGAAGGCTTCTGGCCTTAATCCGTTCACGCGCGAGATTTGGGCGGTTAAATACGATAAAAATGCACCTGCTCAAGTTTTTATTGGTCGCGATGGTTATCGAAAGGCTGCACAAGCTCATAGCGAATATGATTATCACCAATGTGATGCTGTTTATGAGAACGATAAATTCGAAGTTATCAACGGCGAAGTAAAGCATGCTTATAAGCTAACGAATCGTGGCGCTTTAGTAGGCGCCTACTGCATTGCTAAGCGTCATAAATCCTCAAGACCAATCTATGTATTTGCTGAGCTTAAAGAATATTCAACAGGAAAAAGCCTTTGGAACTCTCAAACGGGAAAACCCGCCACCATGATTAAAAAAGTGGCTGAGTCTCAATGCTTGCGTGCTTGTTTTCAGGATTTGTTGGGCGGCACTTATGGCGAAGAAGAAATGGCTCGACATAAAGAAGGGCCAGCCCAAACAGTTCAAGGAGCCAATCAAACCGAAAGACTCAAGAATATTCTAAACAACAACGTCATTGACGCTGAAACAGGAGAAATCGTTGAGCCTAAAAAGGTTTACAATACAGGCAGAGACGATATACCAATTAACGATGAGCAAATTGACTTGATTCAATCTATAATGACCGAGAAAAACTTTTCAGAAGAACGCGTCAAAAAGGCGCTTGCTTCTCAAAATGTGGAATCATTAGAGCAATTGACCGATGCTCAGGCACGGGTGTTATTGCTTCAGTTGGAGAGAGCCTAAATGCTAAATAAAGCAATGCTTATTGGACGGATTGGTAAAAAGGAAATGAAGACCATGAAAAATGGCGGTCACATGACCGTCGTTTCTCTGGCCACTAATAAAAAATTTATTGATTCAAAAGGGATTCAACAAGAAAATACTATCTGGCACTGGGTGAACTTTTACGAGAAACTTGCTGAAATTGTGAATCAACATGCCCATGTGGGACAGTTGGTTTATATTGAAGGCGAGATTTATAATAAGCGTATTGAAAAAGACGGAAAGACAACAACAGCTTTTCATTCAATTCAAGGAGAAAAAATTCAATTCTTACCATCTCCGAAGAGAGAAGATTCACCGCCAAAGCATGATGATATTCCTTACGATGATAGCATCCCTTATTAAAGGCAGTACCAAGAAATGGTATTTATCGCCTCATCAAAAGAATAGCAAGTAGCTGCAAAATAGCCTTCTTCTTTCATTTCTTCTAGGAATTCTTTTTGAGCCAAAGATAGCCGACCTTTTTCGCTTTTTAATTCAATCCAGGCGCCATGGAACTGATGTCTAGCTATTGGGATAAAGATGTCGGAAACTCCCGCTCTCATGCCTAGGGATTTTAAATACTTTCCATACCGCGGGGTACGCTTGCCTTCATTTGGAAAGTGAAGAATCTTATTCCTCAAATTTTTATGAAGACAAGCCCACTTAATAACTGATTGATGGATATCAGATTCACTGGTACAACCTGTTGCTAGAAGCCCTCTCAAAATTAGGATGCAATGAATTCAGTAATAACCACAACACCTTTCGCGCCTGTGCCACCACCAACCGCAGCAGTTGAGCTTAATGATAATCCGCCACTGCCCCCTCCACCGTAAGCAGCAGTTCCGGCGTTATTACCCGTACCTGTTGCCGCAAGAGAAGCTGCCCCAGGGCCAAAATGAGAACTACCACCACCACCAGCAGGAGAGTAGGGAGAAGCAGACGTACCACCCGAGCCACCATCACCATTTTGACCCAAAATTAAAAAGTCTCCGGTTCCTGCAACACCACCTGCGCCACCAGCTACTACGCCATTGACAACACCACCCGCGCCTCCAGTGCCACCCTTTCCTATGCATATTGAACCGACTGAGGTATCACCACCATTTCCTCCGGCATTAGTTCCAGAACTTCCCGCACTTCCTGCCGCGCCAATTGTTACGGTCTGAGAAGCTCCTACCGTTGCAGCGGTTGATATTTTGCGCGCATAAGACCCCGCGCCTCCGCCACCACCTTGACCTTGACCTGAAGATTGAGCAGTTCCACCGCCACCACCACCACCGCCTACACATTCAATGATGCAAAACACCATTCCTGATGTGGGTGTATAAGTTCCTGAGCTAGTAAACTCTTGAATAGCTACCTTATCGATTGGAACCGCGGTTATCGTGGTTGAGAAAAAAGTTGCGTTGGTAGAAAACGAAGGAGAAGTAATTGTTGGGCTTGATGAGCCAACAAAAGTGCCAGTTCCAGTTTGTCCACTTAATGTTGTATCGACTGCATTTACTGTTGTCATAATGTTTATCCTTAAACTATTGTTAATCCTGCTGACTGTGGGCCGCCTAATGCTGTCCAGTTAGTATTAGCTGTGACACAAAGCAATGTAATGGAATCATATTGATTCGTTGACGATAATGTTCCAGTAGCACCCAAGGTTGTAGAGTGATTTCCTACAAATATTTGTTGTCCAGAATTTTGAGCGATAGTCCAACCACCCGCACCAAATCCCTGGATATAAATAAAAGTTCCAAATGCCGCGGTCGCAGGAAGTGTAAAGGTGACCAAAGTGCCGAAGTCTGCTACATATCCTGTATCAGCAACCAAAGCTTGCGAGCCACTGGTTACATTTACCCAACCTATCCCAGCAAGCCCAGTAGCGGCAATAGTTATCGTACCCGCTCCATTAGTGATGGAAATATTTGTACCCGCAGTCAGTGTTGCAGCAACAGGATTAACACCGCTTGAACCGATGATTAATTGACCGTTTGCTGTTAGCTCAGGTGTATTCGTTACATTATTCGTAGTCATTTCTACTGTCCTTGTAAATTAAACAATTGTATAGTTTCCAACTCCTGCAATAGTCGTAAATGTCGTATTAGCGACCGTGCAGACAAGCTCCACAACGTCATTTTGATTTGTACTAGATAAACTTCCTGATGTGACAGTTGTACTTAAAGAGCCTACAATAATTGACTGCCCACTCGAATAATTGATAGTCCATCCACCAGAACTAAACCCAACGACCCGTATGACACTTCCTTGTGGCGATACGGTTGGTAGCGTGTAGGTAACCAAAGAGGCGCCATTATTGGTAATATAGTTATTATCATTGGCTAAGGTTTTTGTAGAAGTCGCAACATTTGTCCAGCTTGATTGTGGAGTAATTGAAGTCCAAACAGCGGTAGTTGCAGTACCAGATGTCGTACAAATCCATAAAATACTATCGGTAGTATCCCAGCAAAATTGATAGGTTGTTCCCGCAACAGCGCCATTCGGATTTCCGGCATTAAACAAAATAATATTGGATTGGAAAAGAGTATAGATTTGCTGCAATGATTCTTGCACAGATAAACCAGGATTAGAAGGACTTACATAACCTGTTACAGCGCAGATAATATCAGACAATTGAGCAGTACTAACCGTAGGTAATACGGTAAACATTTCCTTAATTGGTGTAGCCATATTACTAATCCTTATACATAAGTTAGATTGCCTAGCGCATCCATCACAACCCAAGTTGTATTGGCGACTGTACAAAGTAAATTAACTTGGTCATATTGATTTGATGAACTTAAGCTTCCGCTAGCGCCACTTGTTGTATGAACGCTTCCAAAGAATATTTCCTGGCCTGATGCTTGGGCTATTGTCCATCCGCCGGCGCCATATCCTGCTATTCGGATAATCGACAATTGAGCGGCTGTAGCAGGTAAAGTAAAGGTAATTAATGAGCCATTATTGGCGAGATAACCATTGTTCGCTACCAATGCAACAGAACCCGTTGCGCTATTGTTCCAAGTAAAGCTTGCAGCGCCCGTTCCAGCAATTGTAATTGTGCCTCCGCCATTCGTAACAGAGATATTCGTACCTGCTGTGAGAGTTGCCGCAGAGGGATTGTTCCCAGTGTTCCCGATAAGTAACTGACCATTTGTGGTGAGTTCTGGGGTGTTCCATGAATTATTAGTTGCCATCGTATGTCCTTATACGTAGGTTAAGTTTCCAATTACAGACACAACTACGAAAATTGTATTGGCTGTAATACAGCGTAATCGTACACAATCATATTGAGCAGAGCTTGCTAGACTTCCGCCAGCGCCACTTGTTGTACTTACGGTGCCAAAATGAATCTGTTGCCCTGTAGCCTGAGCGATAATCCAGCCACCAGCTCCTTTGCCATTTATTTCTACAAAATCGCCAATGGCAGCCGTTGAAGGCAATGTGAATGTCACAAGACTTGCGCCATCATCAGAGGTATAACCTGTATTAGCTGCCATCGTAACGCTTGAGCCTGTTTCATCAACCCAGGGAGTTGCGCCATTAGAAGAAATGGTCACAGAACCTACGCCATTTGCTATTGAAACGCCGGTACCTGGTGTCAAGGTTGCTGCCGTGTAATTGGTGCCATTTCCTATTGGAATTTGCCCGTTTGAAGGTATTGTATTTATATCAAGACCCCCACGGCCAACTCCAAGCACACCGGTCCAGCCTATGGTTATCGATGTTGCTTGTAGCAACGCTGTAGCTGGCGTGCCACCTAATGTGATGGTTACGTTGGTATCATTATTTGCAGTTAAAGCAGCAGCAGTATAAGGCGTTCCAAATTGAGCGCTAAAATTTGCATAAGTCATGGCGGCATCATTTCCAGCGCCATAAGGGGACTGCCCAAAATACATTAAATCAGTACTGGCATTCGATGTAATCGGGTTCGTCATGTAGACTTGATCAATATTCTTAGACATTCCATGTCCTTATAATAAAGTTAAATCTTCTCCATCAAGGAGTAAAAAATTAGTTCCATCTAATAACAAAAAATAACCTTCTATGG